ACGCAACTGCTGAGCTGCTTTCTTGTAATCAATTTCTAAGTTGTCCATAATATAAAAACTGTGTTAAACTACTTTTATTGTAGCTTGACACAGTTTAGTTTACACTCTCCAGGGCACTATTTGCGCTCTGCCTTTTCTTTTTCTCTTTGCTTTCGTTCAGCCCTTGCGAGCCGAATCTCTTCATTAATCTCATCCATCGTCATATTGACGTTATTCTTCCTTGCTTCTTCTATGAGAGCATTGAAGTTCTCTAAAGCCTTCTTCCTTTCTTCTTCTGTCATTACGTTTTCTTTATTTTTTCTATATATGGTTTGAATATGCCTTGAAGTTTATGATATGTTTCTAATATCCAAGCGAATATGGGTTCCCATTCGTCTTGCTCATATCCACCATATTCATAATTCGTAGCCATTATCACACTTGTTTTGTTGTCTTCTGCCAAGTTCCATTGTAGTGCAGGTTTCCCGAATGCTTCATTGATAGCTTCTTTATCCTTTTCTATCAGCTTATAATGCTTTTTGTTTTCAGCCTTATCAGAGCTGTCAAGCAATAAGCGGACAGAAGCAGAACCTTTGCGTACAAAGAAGTCATAATGAACCTTTGATGTCCCCGTTGAGATATTCATCCAATGGTAACTCTGTGGCATCTTTTGGAAGTCAGCTCCGTTTTTACTTGCGTATTCATTGAATGCTGTCCAAAATTCCATCAGTCGCTTCTCTGTATCGGATTTCGGTGAAGCTTCGCCTTTCTCGTATGGTGGTGCGCATACAATATCAAATAGTATGCCTACCTTTGAGTTGCCGACACTTACGGCAGTTGCTTCAATCAGATAGAAGTTGCATTGAATGGTTGAATCATTCAACATCTGAATGGCACTGATATGCTCTGCTCTTGCTTTCTCAACTATCCATACAGCGTAATCAGCGTTATAGTGTGCAGCATAAGTTATTACCTTACCCAAATGGTCGGAATCGCTATCGCCAAACTGATTTTCTATAATGATGCTTTTCTCACCATCATCACCAGCTTTGGCTACAATATCTACTTTCATTGTCTCTAGCTTGTGCTCACGCTCTGCCTCTGAGATATTGATTTCCAACTTCTCTGATAGCACACCGATATTCTTCGTAAGCCAAGGCGTAAACCCTGATGCTTCACCCTCAAAGATTTCCTTTAAAGTATGGGTATTTATCTGCTCTATCTCTTTCATTGTTATTTATTCATACAAGGAATTTTCATTTCCCACAATGATACTCTTTCAAATTGTTTCGCAAGGATTCTTATATATCCATGACCTTCTTTTAGGTATTTAACTACCTCTCCTTTCTTAAACATTCCAGGTGATGCCGTTTTAGGATTTCCACTCTCCAAGAACATAGTTATCTTCTGTTTCTTTTTGAGCTGCCCATTTTCATCATAATATCCAAATGTAGCTACAAAGGAGTTATTCTTATCGTAATCAAAGATACCTCCATTGCAAATGATTCTAAAATCATTTTTATAATGAGACCAGAAGATAAAAGTATTCTTCTCTTCATCCTCATACATAAATGATACATACTCTTTCGTTCCTCTTAGTTCATCTGCCTTATGTAAAGTACTCGACCACTCTTGTGCAAATGTTTGCATCGTAAAGAATAGCATAGCTCCGATAAATAAAAGCTTCTTCATATTCTGTATCTCCTATGTTAATATTTATAAATTGCATGATACCTACTTAAAACACGCTCTGCGGCGTTATCTTTTTCTTGCTTGGTATATACTAAGGCAAGGCGAAGATACCCCGTTCTACGCAAGCAACCGAGGTACATCAGCCGCTCGTAGCAATATGTGGCTCTGCTTGGTATTCCATCACGGAGGTAGCGTTGAGCCATTGTCGCCAACTCCTTTGATGATGCGTCATAAATTTGTGTCATAACTCGTCTGATTTGGTTGCGTGTACAAAGGTAGCAAAAAATCGGTTACTATATATTTATATTGTAATATTTATATTAAAATAACCTTAATTCACATATTAGTATATTAAAAGCTATTAAAATATTAATAAAAATACTGAGAACATTTGGCGGTTTCAAAAGAAATTATTAATTTTGCGGTGTAAATAATTAATAAATAGGTTTAATATTTAAATTATAGGAGATACAACAATGAGACGATTTGAAGATTACGAAAAAGCTTATAATAAATGCTATGAGCTTTTGCAAAAACTCATAGTATTGGTAAAAGAGGCAGATGACTACATTACCATAGAGATAAAGTTTACTTATCCTGATAGATACCCAAAACTTTCTGTTGCATACTACTGTAATTACCTATACTCATTTCTTCCACAAGAAGATGGTACATTTGTTATTTCTACAGATAACAAGGTCTATACAATGGATGAAATTGAGGCGAAGATAAGAAAGAATTGTTTATTAGACCAAAAGATATGAGCAAGCAAGAATTTCTAAGCAAGTGTTATAGCTGTGAGAAGTATGACACCTGCTACAACTCGAAGTTTAGCAGATTGGACTGTAATGTCTATCTGTTATATTTGAATACGAACAATTTTTAAAAGGAGATACAATTATGAATAGATACGCAGAATTAAAGAAGAAGCATCAGAGAGAGCTTAATAAATTGCCCATGAAAGCCGCTTTTGGTAAAGAGCAGTTTAAGAAAATGATGGAAGAGTGGGGGCTTACCACCAATGCCGAAGATATTAGTAAGATTGATATGCTAGTTGGTGGTTGCTATTGCTTAAAGAAAGATACCCATCTTTTCGAGGAGCACTTTCAGAGAACACAGAAAGAGCTTGAAGAGTTCTTAAAGGATGATGATAATCTTAAATCAGCATTCAAATATGAGTTCGCTAACCATGAATGTGGATATACATATACACCGCAAGATGCGCTTCCTCCCCTTAATCTTACCTATGAAGAGGTTGAGAAGAATGAGCGTTTAAATAAAGTCTTTAAAGAGGCTTGGTGTGAGTATTTAGATGAATGTGAATAAATATATAAGAAGTAAGATATGAGAGCATTTGACGTACTTTTAGCCTTACATCGCTTGGATATGCGACAGGGTAAGGATTATCTTGAAGCTCCTAAAAAGAATGATTTGGAGCTGAATGTGATAGAAGGTAAACTGAAACGGAATCATTGGTATTGGTGCGATTTCCATAAGCAACCAATGCTCGGCGAGCCTTCGGTTATCCTCACTCTTGGCGGTGGGGATATTCAATATCTTTATGAAGTAGAAAAGTAAATAAATATAGATTATGTATCAGATAAATCTTGTAACATATAGAACAGCGATAAACGTAAAGAACGCTCCTCGTAGAGTGGTGAATAGAGAAAAAGGAATACTTGGTGGTGGCTTTGAAAGCATAAAGTTAGCAAGAACTACCTTACTAAAGAAAGTCTTTAGAATGGAAGAATGTCTAATAGATAAGGTTAAACCAAACAAAAATGAAACTTATGTTATAGCTACACTTTTCGGTAACGATATGATAGAGAACGTATTCACAATTATCGAAGGTAATTAATCTATGGCTCGTTTCGCTCTCAGAAATCAGGAGAAGATAAAGCAAGCATTCGGGGAAAAAAGATTGAATGAGCTTTTGGAAGCGTTGAAGCTATATTCAGCCAAGTACCCGAAATGGTCATTGGACGCAATCATCGAAGAGGGTAAGCCTTATCCTTCTTTCGTTATTGATAAGGTTGCGGTATTATACGTAACTCGCCTGATGTATGACGTTTATCACGTTGCTTTAAAGGAGTTCTTATAAACAAAAAGCACCGCCCTCGGAGATACGAATGAGGACGATGCTAGATGTAAATAATTGTTTTGTTTAACGTTGTGAGTACATAGGAGATACGCACTCGATACAACAATTATTGCAAAAGTAATAAAAAATATTTGGTTATCTGAATATTTCTTCGTAAATTTGCGAATAATTAACATTAAAATAGGAGATACAGCTATGATAGGAGCAATTATAGGTGATATTGTAGGCTCTAAATATGAGTTTAATAACACATTTGATTATAACTTTAAACTATTTGACAAAGGTTGTAATTTTACAGATGACACCATCTGTACAATAGCCGTAGCCGATGCTATTCTTAGAAAAGGCGGTAATGAAAAGCCGAATGTCGGAGATTATGGTATCTCACTTCAATACTGGTGTCAGAAGTATCTAAACCCAATGGGTGGGTATGGCGCAAGCTTCGCAAAATGGGTTCGTAGCTCGAATCCACAGCCTTATGATAGCTACGGAAATGGGGCAGCAATGCGAGTTAGTCCGACAGCTTGGGCATTTAAAGAAAGTTCCGATGCTATCCGTCAGGCAATAATGAGCGCAAAGGTATCACATAGCCATACTGAGGGTTTGATAGGTGCTGCTGCGGTATCTGATGCTATCTTTTCTTTAAGAAAGGGAGAAAAGAAAGATATGTTGAATATCATAGCAAACGTTTACTATGGCATTAAATGGGAGGATAGAATACCACCAAGAGGAAAATGGGCAGAAACTTGCCAAGAGTGCGTTCCTCTTGCCTTTAGAATAGTCCTTGATAGTGATAGCTTCGAGGACGCAATCAGAAATGCTGTATCATACGGCGGTGATAGCGATACGATGGGAGCAATCGTTGGTTCAATCGCTCAGCCACTCTTTGGTATTCCACAAGAAATGAAGGAGAAAGCATTGAACTATCTCCCTTTGGATATGAAGAATGTAGTAACTAAATTTATTGATAGATATGGCGAATAAGGAAGATTTAATCAAGCACTGCCGATACTATAGAGGTGGTGAAAACCCAAATACCAACGAAAATATGGCTTGGTTTTGGGATATGGAAAGAGTGTATGTTAATAGCGAAGGAAAGTTTAAAGGTGAGGAAGAATATTATAAGAAAATCAATGGTAAGGAATATAAGGGGATTCCACATACATTGCTTATTATAATGTTCACTTCCTGGGCTAAAGCAGCCTACAATATTAAGGAAGAGATAGATAGGTTCTATAAGCTGATAGACGAATACCTCTTTATCCCAAACGACCATTTCCCAGAGGATAAAATTCCAAACGAACTATAACGAAAAAAGGTGCGCCGTAATGGTACACCTTTTTTGTTTAATATCCGATATTGCTATCCTTTACATAAGATAAATCTCTTATTTCTTGTCCTATAACCTCGCAGTCTATGTAGGTCTTTCCACCTTCTTCATAAACCTTTGTTATTCGCATTCGTGTTCCTCTCTGAAAGAGTGTTTCGTGCTCGGAACTATATGTAGAGAAACGGCTTACTCCATCCCAACTTCTTTTATCACCACAACCGAAAGCAGAGAAAGGTTCTACGTAAGCAGCCTTTGTTCCTTTTGGTGCATATATGTTCATAATAACACTTCGAGTGTTGAAGCCTTTTCCTTTTCGGCTACCAGTAGACATAAAACCACCTTCTTGCATTTCCATTCCAACAAGGTCTTGAAGGTTATTTGGCATAGAACCGCCAGCAAACTTAATTCGTGATTCAATAACTTTCATTCCATCATCACCTCTTGTAAACCACATATCGGTAGGAAGTTCGTTCTTTTCTATATAGCTTGTTATATTGTTAACCTTCTCTATGAACCTTTCCTTCGTTTGGTAATTATCATATTTTCTTCCTTGTAATGGTTCATTCACATCGCAATAATGATGAGTGTATTCGTATGTGAAATCTTTTTCTTTTTCTGTTGCTGCTATCCATTGTTTGGATGCAGTATCTACGAGGGCTTTATCAGCTTTTGCACCATTACCCTTATCCCATACTGCGGCATCTTTTCTTGATTGAGAGAATTGGTCTGTATCAAATACAACATTCTTCGCATTTCGTTTTGCTTTCGCATTAATAAGCGTTTCTTTCTTTTGCTTAGCTTCATAAAGCAACTGCTCAGCAAGGGTCTTATCTTTTGCGAGCATAGCGTGTTCAAGGTCATAGATAAGCTTATGATATATCTTGCTCTGTGTCTTATAACCTTTTACGTCAGCATAAGCTTTATTGATATTTACCCAATCAATCGCCGTTTTTACCTCATCAAGCTTTTTGAGATATGCCGCTTGCGATACCTTCCATGTAGCATACTTCTGTTGAACCCCGTGCATATTTCCACCAAGGAAATCAACTGCCTCAAATTGCAATTTGCTAGCTTGCTTTTCAAGCGTCAAGCTTTGCCATTGAGCCAACTTCGCTTCTACGGCATCATATACTCCGTGCAATTCCTGTGACGTGAACTGCTTATGCCACTTATTGACATCAGGGATGAGAGCGGAAAGTGATAGTTCATCCTTTTTAATGACAGAAATGGCGTTTGCGAGCGTTTTTGCTTCTTTCCTTGCTAATGTATAGTCAGCAGATTTTAATGCGCTTAGAACGGAAGAAACATCGGTTTCTCCGTAATTAGTAGCCACCTTCATAACATTCATTGCAACCTTGCGGTCAGTCCATGCAAGTTTAGTCTGATAACCTCGCTTGAATCTATCAAACAAAGAAGCTATCTCAGAAGCACTCTTTTTGTCCTTGATTGCGTAGCGGATAGCATAGTAGCGTTCAAAGAGGTCTTGGCTCTTTATATCCGTAACAGATTTACTACCGAGCAGATTATGAACCAAGCCATTGTAATAGTCACGTCTATGCTTATCCCATCGGCTCTGTATCTTATCTATCTGCTCTTTAGTTCTAAGGGCGTGGCGTTCCTTTGCCTTCGCAAGTATAAGCTCCCTAGAAGAAACCGCCTTTAACCCCAATTTCTTGCGGTCTGACGGGCTTAAAAGATGTGCCCAATACTTTGTATTATCTTGTAAATGCCAAGCTAATTTACCCCTCATTCCTGCCTTTACGATAGCTTCGGAGTTATCCTTGATGTACTGATTGTACTTTTCGGGCATGGTGAGCACGGCAAAAGGGGATACATAGTTGCTCATATCCTCGCCAGCCATCAAGCGTTTATAAAACTCCTTCTTCTCCTCGCCTTGTATGGTGATAGGGTCTGAGGTGCAGATACATTGAGGATGCCAAGAAATCCATACGTAATCTTTTGGATAGCGACCTTCGAGGTCATTGCATATATCATCAATATTGTGCTGTGGTGATACGTGTATATACTGACCGATAACGAATGGTTCGTTCTGCCATCGTTCATTTCTTGCCTTGTGATATGCGGAATTTATCTCCGTCCTTGCTACTCTGAGAGCGTTCTTTCTCGCTGAGCGGTAAACACCCATGCCTACCTTCTCCAATGGCTCTTCAATGAAGCGCACCTTGCCGTCAATGATTCTACGTCTGCGCCAAGTCACCACATCTTTCTTCTTTCCGTTCTTCAGAACCTTGATAGTATGATAACGGTGATACATCATATCTGGGTCGTTGAGATACTTTCGTATGCTCTTGCCTATTTCTTCTGCTGATGAGCCTTTTTTGATTCCGTCCGCAATGGTATTGCTCATAGCCATTTCAAACTCACTCTTCGTCTGTTGGCAGTAGTTCCAAACAGTCTGAGCGAGATTCAATCCATTCTTTGTTTTCAAGCGATTTGAAATAAACGTGGCTGCGGCGGTATCTCGTGCGACCCTTATAGCTTTATCAGTAAGCACGGAATAACCGCCTATAACCATTTCATCGTGGTTATACGCCAACGCAACGCCATCGGTGATACCGCTCTTATAGCAAAGAAGGCTATTCTGATAGTAATCATTAAAGATGTCGTTCAAACGAGCCTTTAACTGCGGAAAGTTATCAAAGTTAAAAAGCGCATCATCTTCGAGCACATCTTCTCCATAGCCAAGAGAGGTGAGCTTCTTGACATAATCGCTGTATAATCTGCCCAACCGCTTGTTATAAACGGCGAACAGATTATTCAGTTGTTCTTTCTGTTGTTTTGATGTGAGCTTCTTAGACATTATTTACCTAATAATATTTTTATTTTTTTATCACCTTTAAGTATAGCTGCTGCTGCTCTATGATGACCATCAATTATATAAACATGTCCATTACGCTGTACTCCATAAGGAACATCATTTGCATCAAAATTAATAGATGCAATCGTCTTTAGATTATTCGCTCCTATATATTCTTGTGTTGGTCGTATTTTATCAACTGAGATATATTCGTACTTCCCTACTGGTTTACTAAACGAAGATGCAGATTCTACACTTTCCCTTACCTTTTCAGCTTCATTTTTCTGATATTTCTGCTTAAACACATCATTGGTTTTAATCGCCATAGTGCCTGTATTGCCGAATAAAGGAAATGATAATGAATCAATGGTATTGTTAATGGAAGCCTCTTTATACTTTACGCTATTAATCTTTCTCGTTCCTCCGCTTGCTTTTGCCATAGTTATTCCTCCTCTTCTTCATTAGAAATAGACTGTTCCCCATTTGCGGCACTGCCAAGCCCCGAAAGAGCTGCTTGCTGCGCCAACGCTTCTTTCTGTTCACTCTTCATTTCTTCCTCAACCTTATCAGGGTCATCATTGAGAGGGTTAAGCTCGATAGCACGGCGATTAGAGGTAGATTTTGCACCACCATTGGATGAAGTGATAAGTTGCAACATTTCAACATCATTCTTTGGCAGATATGGCTTGAAGACTGGCTCAAAGTCAATCTGCTCAGCAACACTCTGGTCTATACCCTTTACGTAAACTCCCGTATTACAGATGCCGTTAGCTACGATATTCGAGCGGCGAGTGAACATTTCACCGAACATTTCTGTCTTCAAATCCGCTTTCATATAAGGAGCGGTGAACATCAAACGGATAGCCGCACCCGAGGTGTTGCTGCCCAAAGTCTTCATATTCTCAAAGCTGATGTCGGCTGTTGAGGTAAATGAATAGATGATATTGAAGAGATAAGCAATTTCACCCTTCACACTCTCAGGTGACTTATCCCAAGAAAGAACGTTCATACTTGCATCACTGCCACCTTGGAATACAGCACCTTGCTCGCCCTTCTCAGCGAAGCCCTCCAAACGACCTTTGATAAAGTACTTAGGCGTGCCGAAGTAGTCATTCGTATCACCCCAATTAGAGATACAGGTCTCAACTCTTTCAATAGCCCATTGAACATCTTCCCACTCAGCTTGGTCTTGTCTATAGTAAACGACAGGCACTTTGGTGAAGCCATGAGGTAGGGCAGAAATAAGCTTCCAGCCTGCGCCATCAATATTAGTGTACTGATAGCACAATCTATCTGTATACACATCAAAATGTAACTCAGATTTTCCAAGCTCATCATATACATAGTACTCACGGGCAAAGCCGTCCATGATATGGAAATCGTTGAAATGAGGGTAGAGCTTATCGCCGTTTGAAGGTGAAAGCAACTGAACTCGGATTTCGCCTCGAAGCTTTCCCTCTGCGTCTGTTGGCATATACCATAACTCGGCGCACTCACATTCCTTGAAGAGGGTACGGGCAAGCCGCTTATCGAAGTACTTCATCTTGTTGTCGTGATAGCAATGCATGCTGCCGTCATATAGCTTCTGCTGCTTATCATTCATCTTCTTTATATCAACACCATGTGCCGTAGCTTTATAGGTAACGGCATTCATAAGCAAGAAACCCACGGTAAGATTTACGATTGACTTCTGAGCTGGGATAGCGATTCTTACTGGCTCAACTTTCTTATCCTTATAAATCGGTTTCTGTGTTATAGGGTCATACTGACCCGTAGGTACTTTGATTCGCTTCTTAGGACGGAAATCCTCATCAAAGATTTTATGCTTTGATGGATTCCATTGGTCTTCAAGCACACTCAGTGGTGTCTTAAAGCCTTTCTTTCTTGCTGTCAATACCGAGCGAACCATGTCCGCATCTTGCATTGCTACTATCTGTTCTATTGCTCTCATATATGAATAATTTTCGTTATAACAAGGGCAAAGTTAGTAATAATATGACTTATATAGGCATGAAGAAGAAACCCTGTGTAAACAAAAGAAAAACGCCTATTTCGGCAGTCTTCCAATATGCCAATGATTGCACTCGTTGCAAAGGTATGCGGAGTAACCGAGCAGCCGCTTTTTCTTTATGTATCTTGCGGCTACCTTCTCATTATCAAAGGATAATTTGGCTACTCCTCTGCCATTATAGTGGGAGCGTTTACGATGATGCTCCCTTGGTTGTTTATCATATATTCGTTTCATAAGCATTTCGATTTTAACCCATCAGACCGAGAATGTCGGCGGCTTGCATTCCGCTGCCATAATCGCCCAATAACTTCTCCATGACAACATATCGGCATGCGTCTATAGCGTGGTTATACATATCTATAGGCTCATTAAGCCACTTTCCTTCCTTATCTTGGCGGTAGGTATAATTATTAAATTCCCTTCTTACATTTGTAGAGCGTTTTGTTATATGAATTGTGTATTCTTGCATCTTCATAATACCAGCTTGAATAGAACCTGCGAACTTCTTTACAGGTTTTATATCAATACCAGCATTATAGATTTCATCAATCAGACGAGGGTCGGCACTCTCTGATATTACCTCAATATTTTTTTTATCCTCTTTCAATACCCTAATAATATCAGAAGCAAGCATTTCTGTTTGATAGCATATTTCATCTATATAGATAATCTTTCCGTAGATATACACATCAACAATCGCCGTAGGGTCATTGGAGTAACCGAAGTCAATACCTCTGTATCGGTGTCTGTGCGCTTGTATAGGAATATAATCATCAATGACTACATTCTTAAAAATCAAGCCCTCAACCATAGAGCGCAATCCTAACCCATAGATACGCCAAAGGCTCGGATTCTTCCATTTAAGGCTCTCAATCTCAGCAATAACCTTTGGTTCGAGAAAAGGGTTATCCTTGTATGTGGATATAAACCAATAAGTGCTTTTCTCCTCATTTACCTGATTTATCCAATGGTCTTCTGAGAAGGAAGGGTTATAATCAAGGATAGAGAACTCCGTGGTACGCATCTGTAGCTGCTGCCATTCGATGAAAGAAAGCTCATTCGCCTCATTTACGAAAAGTATCTTACGCTTAGAACCACGCACCTTCTGCTCATTATCGGTGGAGAAGAACTCAATCCAAGAGCCGTTAGGGAAAGTATAAACGAACTCCGATTTATTCATGCACTTATCATCCCACCAACCAAAGTTGAGCATTATATCCTTAAAATCACGATAGACAGTTCGTTTGATGGAAGGCATACCAGCACGAATGATGGAAACGGTCGTTCCAGCATAGTTAAAGCAAAACATACAAAGGAACTGCACAACGCTATACGTCTTGGCACTACGACTTGAGCCTTGAAGAGAGCAAGTTGTGAATCCTGCTTCTTTCGCTGCTTTTACCCTCATGTAGTTCTTTGCTAAATATACGTGCGGCATATCTTTATTATCCTTTATTTGTCTCCTTTATCATTCTGCTGTCCTGTCTGGCTCAGCGTCCTTCTTTTCTTTCTCTTTCTGAATTTCAGCGAGAATCTTCTGATACTCTTCATTATTGGTAACAACATGTACTTGCAATGGGTCTTGCTTAATCTGCTCGCCCTTGCTTGTAAGGTCAATGCGCTGAATCTTTCCGTAAGCTCTATCAATAACTCTCTCAAGTACATCAAGTCCTTTCTTGTCAAGTATTCCCTTGGCAATAATGCGTTGCATCATCGGACGTGACTTATCAGACAACACCGCCTTCAATTCATCTTCGGGCAGGGTCGCGATATACAGAAAAGACTCCGCGATAATCTGAGAGGAAGGTACTTCGTAACCCTTCTCCTTCATTTCCTCGATGAACAATGACATCGTCTTAGGCTTTGGTGGTCTGCCCTTCGGGTTGCCAACTCCACCTTTTTTAAACTTACCTTTTTCAAGGTTTGCAAGCTGTTTTTTACGCTTGCTTTCATCTCTTGATAATGGCATATTAATAACTTTTATTCCTAATTTATTCCCAACAATAGCTTTTATTTAAGAAAAGCACCTTTATTTTCTTCTTCCTCTGCTGCCATATCTCGGCACATTTTTAGTACGTTAAAATACTCTTCGAGGTTATTGTTATAGAGCAGCTTTGCTATCTGCTGTACAAAAGATGGCTTACGTCCATCTTGTTGCAAGGTCACTATCTGATACGCTGGCATCATTAAGAACTGCTCCATGATTTCAACCTTTTCCTTAGAGGAAAGAAGCTTCTTGGTAGGAAGCAGAAAACCTACTTCCTCCAAGATTTTTGTTTTGACTGACTTAACCTTCATACTTATCACCATTTACGAGGTTCATAAACTCAGCCCTCACTTGTGGGTCGTCTTTGAAAGCACCTTCAAGATAAGAAGAGGTCATAATGCCCTTCTTCTTTGCGCCTCTGAACTCTTTGCAAGAATGATGACCCTTCATAACGAGAGCAATACCAAGTGGTGGATATTCGCTACCAAGAGCCTCTTTTAGCATATCTACGATATCGTGTACCAATCGCTCCTGAATTTGTAAGCGAGCGGAACAGTAATCAACTACACGACCAATCTTAGAGATACCGAGAATCTTTCCCCTTGGGTTCGGAATATATGCGAACCAATACTTGCCCCAAAACCAAACACAATGATGTTCGCAGTTTGAATGGAAATCGCCTTGGTCGATAACCATGTTATCATAGACGATACCGTCATCATTGTTATCAAAGGTGGTAATCTTCGGCTTCTGTGAAGGGTCATAACCTCTGAATATTTCTTTCCACATTCTGATAATGCGGTCAGGTGTGCCCTCTAAGCCCTTGCGGTTAGGGTCTTCACCGATATACTCCAAGAGTTCTTTGATATGATTCTCTGCTGTTTCTTTTGTAATCTTAGCCATATTATTTATCTTTCCAATATTCTTTATAATCTTGTTTCTCCTCCTCATTTGGCTGACATACCTCATAAGAAGCACCGCATCGCATACAATGATAGAAGTCCACCACGGAATCATCATCCTCACTGCGGTCACCTGATGAATCCCAACAAATCACCCCACCACAATTAAAGCAGATAGGGCGATACTTTGTTTGGCTTTCTTTTTTCTACTTATTCATAGGCAAAATGATTTACTTCACGTTGAGAATCTTCTGCTGCTGTAAGGAAAGCCGCCATTTAGGGTTAGCCTCTACGAAAGCAACTGTTTGTTTCAGAATCTCGGCATTCTTTTTTGCATCACCCGTATCACAAGGCTGAACGTAGTAGTAATCAGCATCAATGTTGCAATCGGTAATCTCGTGCTCACCATCAAAGACAACCTTTACCTCAGTAGCAACCTTAATAATAGGTTCTGCGCCCTTAACGAATAAGCACTTCGGAGAGCAAGTGACCCAGTTGATACCACCAGGAATCTTGTGCGTTCCGTTGGTCTCCATAGCAATATAGTAGCCCCAATTTTGGAGAAGGGTAGTAAGCTCCTCATCCACTTGCAATGTAGGCTCACCGCCCGTAAAGACAACGAACTTGCAATCAGGTGAGAGCAACTGAATCTTATTCAGAATATCAATAGCCCCCATTTCCTCATACTTCTTAAAATCAGTATCACAGAAAGGACACTTTAAATTACAACCCGAGAAGCGGACAAAGATAGCCGCTCTACCTGCATGTCTTCCCTCACCTTGGATAGAATAGAAGATTTCGTTTACCTTGTACTTAGCCATTAGAGTGCCTCCTTTCCGTCAATCTTATCATCGTCACAATAAACGGCGATATTGCCTTCACTCTCCTGTACCTGTGCCTTGTAGCACTCTGAGAACTGAGCAACAATCCATTTGGCGATATTCTCAGCAGTAGGATTGAAAGGCAAAAGCTCGTTGAGGTTGCCGTGGTCGAGGTAGCCGTGAATCTTCTGCTTAATATGCTTGAAGTCCATCACCATACCATCTTTGTTAGGCTCTTTTGCCTTACAATAAACAGTAACTATCAAATTGTGCCCGTGAAGGTTAGCACACTTGCTTTCATAAGAGAGGGTCAGCTTATGTGAAACCGCAATCTCCATTCTTTTTGAAACGTAATACATAATTTTCCTTTCTTTTATTTTGTTATTTCAATTTTTATTCTTAATTTTGCGACCGAGAAGAATAAATCGGGTGGGTCAGTACACTGGCTGCTCGATTTCATGCTTATTCTTCAAAGGCAAAGAGGTGTACCTGCTTTGCTGTTTTTTATCAAAGCTTATGGCGATGAACATTGCCTGATAAGCCAACAACAATAACTTCTTTTAAGTTACCTCTTTCATTTCCTTTTGCATGAGTGAGGTACATAGAAATCTGTTCTTTGACATATTCTTTTGTCATAGCCTTAGTGTTCTGTATAAGGATAGCAACCTCCGCTCCTTGTGTAGCAGCACTCTTCAAGCTATTTTCTATCTTATAAGAACTCGCCGAGTTGATGGTTTTCATATCCATCACGGCATGCTCTTTGAAGCCATCAGACTTTTTCGCTCCCGTTATATACGACATTTCGCTCATTAAATATATACGATAGCCCTTCTTTGCAAGAACTTCTGCGGCATACATTTCCTTATTGGTGTTCGGGTCAGCAATTTCATTATGATGTTTATGTACCACATAGTAACCGCCGCTTTTATCGAAGTAGCTATCTTTATAGTTGCCCGTAGAGACGATGGCTTGAAATTCTGATTCTCTCTTAGCCATCGTCTTAGGGTTACCCGAATAGTTTCGTGTACCTCCGCTTGCCTTACTCATCCTCGTATTCAGTTGGGTCAAGGATACCAGCATCACGGAGAGCTTCCTTGCGTTCCATACAAGTACCACACTTACCGCAATGCTTCTCACCGCCCTTGTAGCAGCTCCAAGTTTCAGCGTAGTTGATACCAAGCTTCTTGCCGTGGCGAGCAACATCTGTCTTCGAAATATTGGTGTAAGGAGCATCAATGGTAATACCCTCGTAAGTACCATTCTTCATTGCCTCTGACATGGCATCAATAAAGCCCTTGCGGCAGTCTGGATAGATAGCGTGGTCGCCGAAATGGTTAGCAATAAGCACCTTCTTCAATCCATTACTCTCTGCGATACCGCAAGCGATAGAGAGCATAATGCCGTTACGGAAAGGAACTACGGTTGATTTCATATTCTCATCATCGTAATTGCCTTCTGGGATAGCTTCTGCACCTTCGAGGAGAGAGGATTTGAAATAGTCGTGAATAAAGTTGAGTGGAATAACAATATGCTTGATACCAAGTCGCTCACAATGCAATTTAGCAAAAGGAATCTCCTTCTGATTATGATTAGAGCCATAATCAAAAGAAATAGCGAGAGCAATGTTCTCTTTCTTTTCATACAGGAGAGTTACTGAGTCCATACCTCCTGATACAATAATCAATGAATCTTTCATAATTTTTATTATTTATGTAATTTAAGCCAATGTAATCTATTCCCCATACTTAACCCTTTTAAAGGTTGTATTGTGTTGGGGATATTTAAATATTTGATATAATTCTGTCCCCCCATAATAAGAAAAGTTTCTTTATTTAAATCATGTCTTTTAGATAAAGAGAGCATTATATTTTTTGCCCATTCTTTCTTTTGTCTTTCTGACATGGAATTAAGGGTTACATTATACGGCACAATAGGAGTATTCTCAGATAATAGCCCATATTTAGCGGATAATATATATACCTCTTTGCATCTTTTTTTTGCATAAGCGTACATATATTTAAATAAAGGGGAGACATACATATCTTTTGCCTCGCATCTTTTATTTGCTTTGCTTTTTACGCAACTTATTAATCCTATCATAATCTATAAATTTTTATCAGCGTAATGCTGGAATTTTACCCATTCTCTAAAATTATGTAAAGTTATACCTTTTTTATCTTTTATGCTTCATACTTTTACATTATTAACAACCGATGTATGACGGATAATTTTTCCGCTCTTAAATTGATGTACTTCTCCAAATTGTCCCCCCATAGTCCATGTTGTGGAGTCTACAGAATCAAACCTATATTTTTGAAGATTATCAACTCTTGTATATCCCAACCCATGAACCTTACATCCATTCTTATGAGCTATCCCTATCATATAAGGAAATAACGCCTCAAATTTAGATACGGGCATTTCTTTTGCTGCTATTCCGCCAATGGCAACATAAGGATATTCTTTTATCATTTGCAGATAATAATCTTTTCCTCTCCCTATATGCCATACGGGTATTGGCTTGCGATGAGTTTTATCTTCAATTCGCTGCCGTAACATTTCTACATATTTAAGACCTTTAATCTTATCAATATCCAACTCAAAGAATAATCTTATATTGTTTTCTATAATAAAATCGCAATATCTATCAACATAGCTGAGCCAATCTATATTTCCGTGTTTTGCGGCATTGCTCATAAATGTGAATGCTCCACTATCCAAGAGAAATGATGCAAATTTTGGAATCAACGGTTTTTGCCAATCTCTTACGGAATAGAATGATTCTAGAGCAAATACCTCGTTCGCTTTAATCTCTCCATTTAAGAGATAAGATTTCACTCCTGATATACCACTAAGATAAACCATCATAGGCGATTACGAGCGTACTTCATAAAGCATACCCACTCGTCAAAATTATGTGCAGCAACCAACTTTGAGCGAAATTTTTTGCCCTCAGGTGCTTTTGTTTTATTCATAATTCCGTTCTTGTCATTAAACATCTCTATTATTTTATTTCCACACCATTGTATTCGGAAACGGCAGACTTAATAATCTCCTTAATCTCATCTACCTTATCTTCCAACTCTTGCGGAATATGGACGGAGAGCTTAATATCTTTAACTTTGCTCTCGGTATTTTGAGCATCTTCGAATAGCTCATCAATATCGGTATCATTCTCATCGGTATTGAGAAAAGAGCAATCAACACCCCAATTCTGCAAATCATCGGTTTCCCATTCACCATTGGCAAGCTCATCCCAATCCCAATTACCTGCTTGCACGTTATCCTTGATAGCATACTCCTTGATTTTCTGAATTGGGGTATCGGTCTTCAAGACGAAACAAGGCAGCTTATCGAAGTTCGTATTTCCACCGATGCGTAACTCGTTAGCCACTCTGAGGCGCATATTACCGCAGATGGTGACGTATGTACCATCCTCCAAGCCATAAACCATCAAAGGCTTGTACTCTAAGAACTCTGGGCTATCGGCGAGTGACTTGACGAGCTTGTCGTGCTCGCTCTCCTTTAAGTAGCGAGGGTTCTTTGGAACGCCATCAATCTGCCCCTCATTATAAAGGAGCTTTGTAATGTCAATCATTTCACGAAAACCCAGCTTTACAAGAAGCTCATCCTTTGCGATGGATGGGTTCTGTGAGATTCTCTTTTCTCTTGCCATAATTTTATTATTTAATAATTATTATTTGCAAAGTTACGGAGATTATTCGGGTTTTAATAGAAAATAATAGGTTGCGTGTAAACAGATAAAAAAGCTACCCATATAATGAGTAGCCTTTGAAGTTATCATAAAATATTATACCTATTATATATAAGAAAAGCAGCTACCTATCACAGGCGGCTGCTTATAGACTAAAAACTAACTATTATTTTCAATTAACCAAATCTTAACTAATACATATTGTTATGACACTTCAGAACCTATATTCCACAATTTCCGTTTTGCTGATGCAAAGATACAAAAGAAAGCGAGATACAGCAAATAAATGCCATATCTCGCATAAACAATCTTACTTTTCCTCAATCTGTTTAGAGACATTATCTGTTCGGAAATCCTCAATCTGCTTGGAGAAAGGGGTGAGCTTATCAAGCTGCGACTTAACAGAGAACTCTTCTCCGATAAAGGCAACACCTTCGTGAATCTTCTGCAAGGCGGCAAGCTGCTTCTTAGTAGTAACAACGGGGTTGATGTAAATGCAACCTCTATGGGTCTGGGCGAATCGCCGACACTCAGCACCACCGCCGTAGATAACGAATAATGGGTCTTTGCCTTCTGCCCAATCGCTTGCGATGGAATACTCAAAGGCGAGGTTATTCAGTCTATCCGAATATCCACGGGTAGCGAAGGCACGCCATCCACGAGGTACGCCAATCATATTGAGACGATAAAACTTCTGCGCCACGTTGAGGTCAACGAAGATACGGATACCCTTACCTTGCATACAACGGGCAATCCAACGTTTTTTGTAGATAGCCTGCAAGCCAAAAGATACGGGCATCTCGTTATATAGGGAGAAGTTCGGTTCAACGATAACGGCAGGATGATGCTGCAATATCTTCTCAGGGTGCTCGTAGATAGCTGAGAAGCGGTAATCATCGGTATAGAAGTGCAAAGAGCCTTCGCCATTGAGATTGAAGGTTCTCTTCTGTTCGCCGAAGCAAAGGAAGGGTGACTGACACTCCTTTGCTTGCATATCAATATCGAGTGTCGGAATCTCTAGGTCATTGTCCGTTGGGAAGAGCTGGTCGGGCAGGGTAAGCTCATAATCTGTTCTTTTCATTCTTTGTTACTTTTTAAGAGTTCTACGATTTGGTTATATATAGATAAGGTGTACTTATCCTTTGACTGAACGTATTGCATATACTTTCGTGCTTGGTTGATTACGTTTGCTCTGGTACGGCAGAGTAGGCGAGCCGAGCGGTCGGGATGAATGCAATAATCACGGCTTATGAGACAATATAGTCCTCTAAGGGTGTTGAGCTTGACGGTCTTCACCGCAGAGCAAAGTTCCATGAACGTAACCTTGCCTACCTCACATACCGCTTGCATGATGCGGTCGGAGAGTTCGTACTGCTGATATTGATTGTATATCATACGCTATTATTTATTATTTGGTTATTAATAGAAAATATAGTGCAAAGTTATAAAAATCTATTAAAAAGCGAATAGTAACTATTAATTATTTTAAATTTATTAATAGAAAATTTTGTAGTTTCACAGATTTTTATTAATTTTGCGGTGTGTTTAAGAAAGAACACTATCACCTAGCAAGCTTATGGGGAGCTTCCTAACGTGTAAGAGTTTGGATTTACGTGAGCCGCAAGGCTACTAAATACGGAGCAGCAGAGAATCCCCATTTCTTTGCTGCTCTTGACTTTTTAAAGCATCTGTAAAATGGAGATACGCAGAAAGATATTGAACGATATGTATTGCAATCCCGAACTAAGGAAGGCAATTGCATTTTCCCTTTTCATTAAGACAAGGGTCAAGTCTTCTGCCGTGCAAAGATGGAGCATCAATAAACTTCACGAAATCACGGGAGTAAGTGCCTGTGCTGTCCGTAAGCGTATTGATACCTTGAAGGCTCTGGGCTTTGTTGAGTTCACGGGTAAGAATAATCGTTGCCTCGTTTTCAAGTCTCTGAAAAGTCATACCTCTCACAGGAACGTCCTCGTTCCTAATATTGAATTTATTTCAAGGAATGATTCTAAAAAGAATGCCTATGCACAGAATGTAAAGTTCATAGAAGATACCTTATCTGCTATGCTTATCATTGATGTACAGAATCGAAAGAATTACGCTAAGCAAATGATTCAGCAGTCTCAGCACCCTAAAGGCTTAAAAGAGTTGAAGGCGGCTAAGAAGGTTTGTAATCGTTTTGGTTACAGCGATAAATTCAGAGAGAATGGTATATCATATAAGTATATAGCTAAGAAATTAAGCGTGAGCGTACAGAAAGCCTTTGATTTAGTAAAATTTGCGGTCAAAAACGAGATTTTATGCAAATACAGAAACATAGAAAAGCGTTTTTTATCCTCTATTGACTATGTAAAGGATATGATACTCAATAATTATACTTATATCAAGGGAGGGGTTATCTGTAGGGTGTATGCCAATACCTATGAGGTAATGGAAGGCTCTCCTTCGGCTCGCTTCTATCGTGGTATATAATTAGATTATAAAAAACTAAGATTTTGTTTAACGTTTAAATAATAGGAGATACAAAAATGTTATTTGAGAAAATTACTCGCAGATGTTTGCTTACTTTGGATGGGGGGGGCAAAGATTCAAGCCGTCCTTACTATGCCGAAGCCGACAAAGCCCATTTTTCCCGAGGAAATGGAGCGTCAGTTCATTAATAGTTTTAATGAATCGCAGCCAAATGCGGTTTACAAGGTTGTTAAGTGTCACATAATGAGAAATTAGATATGGGAACAAAAGTAGAAGTAAGGACTATTCCTTTGCATGGATTATTTATTCATCGTAAGCAGGTTTGGCGGTCACTCGGTAAGCTGAGAGCTGAAAGCCATTCTACGTCAGCGCAAAAGGTGTTTATGAATGAGCATAATACTGAGGTCTCAACAGAGAATGCTGATTTTATTGATGGATTGAAAGTCACTCCTTATGATGGTGAGCTGCCAAGAATATCAAAATACGTTTGCAGTATAAGTTACTACCAGTATTGTTTAATGCAAAAATTAGTTTAGTTATGGAAGATTTACCTATAGGCTCAGAAATCGTCTTAAAGGTTGTTGAGACGACAGAGAAAGAACAATGTAATGGCTGTTTTTTCGATGAGATATGTAACAATATCTATGAGAATGTTTGCGGAGATTTTGACTGTAGCGCAAAATATAGAGAAGACGGAAAGAATGTTCAATTCATAAGAGTAAAGTGATTATGATAGACGATAAGAAAATAGAAGAAGCAAAGAAATCATTTATTGCCGACAAGAAGATTTTAGGTGTTATGGCTATGAATGATTTGGCTTGTGGTTTCAAAGAAGGTGCTAAGTGGGCTATCAATGAGTTTTTGAAGGATTTGTGGCATCCTGCTAGTGAAGAACCAAGAGAATTCGCAGAAGTCCTTGCGGAAGCAAAAATAACAGAAAGCATTAAAACCTACATTTCTTTAAAGAGAAATGATGCTCTGTTTAAAAATTGGGATGCTTATAGTTCGGGTGCTAATATTACTCGTTGGTTGTATATTGATGATTTGTTTCCAAAAGGAGGTGAGCATGATTAAGCCAGTTACTATGTACTCTGTAGTTTGTGACAGATGTGGAAAGTCCTTCATTAATGAGTTTAATGGCATTGTGGCTTGGTTGGTGATAAGCACTACTGCCCAGACTGCTATGAGTTTGACGATGAGTTAGATGAGTATGTTCCTAAAAAGAAAGGAGATTTGAAATGAAAAAGAACAAATACTCATTAAAGATAAGTCGTAGTTGTGGTGATATAACCCTTGATGGTTATCCAATAGCTACATTTTCGAATGATGAATTAAAGATTCTAAAGAACCTGCTAACACGGGTTTTGGGTGAAGTGAACGAATATATAAAAGACTAAGCGTATGAAAGAGATTAATGTTGGAGAAAGAGTAACTCTTGAAGTTACCGAGACTGATAAAGAATCTTGCAAAGGGTGCTTCTTTGATAGTAAGATGTTTTATTGCGAAGCATGGCGCAAATACTCTTGTAGCATCAAAATACGTTCAGACCATAAAAGTGTAATCTTTAAAGAAGTAAAGGAAAGCGTATGAATGAGATAG